CCCGTAGACACTCACATAGGAGTTCCACGAGTTAATCAGCACGGGCTTCCCGATGGGTCCCCGTGAGGTTTGTCCAACGAAGGACGCTGTGGTGCGACCGGGGCGATTCTCAACGATGGCCTTTAGCGGGGCCTCGTTGACGTATACGCCGGGGCGTGAATAGGATGGCATTACGTTTTCTCCTTAACGGTGGGTTACGAGTTTAAGACAGGACATCTAGTTCAATCTTATCTTTGAGAATGATCTCGGCTGGTGTAGTTACCTGCCCAACCCCTGCCAAAGCAGTTGCTGGTATCTCCGACGTTATAGAAAGGGTGTACACCTTTCTGAAAATCCTCTTCTTAAAGCCTGCTTCTTCATCCAGCATGTCTGCACTACGCCAATCCAGCAAAGCCATGTGGCGCTGGGTGCCGTCTATTCCTACGTCAAGATAACCTCGCCTAAACGGGGCAACCTTGGTCAGGATATGTGATTGCAGAGCGCGGTCGTGTAGTGCCGAGCGAGTAAACGTGGTGACCTGATACAACAGGTCCACAGGAATGTGCTCCAAGGCAGTGACAAAGGGACTGGTTCCAGCGTTGTTACCCTCCAACGTCAACGTGGTCACGTCAGTAGTCGTGTTGGGCCAATAGGCAAATGAGGCTGGACCATTAGTGCTGTAATGCCCTGACGGCTGTCCCGATGGGGGGCTGTCGGACACATACGAGTAGATGTTCTGGTCGGAATGCTGACGGACGGTGGCGTGAGTGATGTCCAGCATCTCCAGCGTGATGAACGGAAACTTCTTCTCAGTCTCCCCCTCGGGATACCGGAAGAACACCTGTACATCACGGGTGGTGTCCCGATCATCAACCAACTGTATACCAGAGAACTTGGTTTTCAGGGCCTGATCTTCAGCCAGCAGGAACCCGGAACGGTCAGGCATAGTTACCCTCCGTACCAAGGGTGGTGTTCACCGTGGTGCTGATGTCGTTAACGATACTCTCAAACTGCTTATGGACAGTACGACGAACAAAGGCTTGTGGGGGATGGTTCGCATCCCCGAACTCCATGCGTGAAGCCAACCCCTTCAAGTTGTCGGGAACCCCAAAGAGCCCGAACTCCAGTTCGATTCCGTCGTCTCCGACTTCCCCTACAACATCGTAGTACTTGGAGAGAGCGCTGTACTCGGTGTCCTGTTCCAAATCCTTACGAGCAGCACTGACGTGGCCCTCTAGGGCGGTGTTGATAGCCAGAGCGTAAATGCTGGGGAAAGACTCCACCATTGTCTCAGCATTACCGAGGACCGCCAGTGATCCATCTATGAGACTGGGACCATGCGTTCTACCAGAGACCGTGGAGAACGGGGCATTAAACTGAGCCATACGTTCTCCTCACGTACTCTGGGCATCTGAGAGGGCCTAGCGCTCGCTAAGTCCTGTACTAATGATACACCATTTAAGATGGGAGAGTAGCAGGCCAAGCGTAGGCGTTTTCAACGATTGTGGTAGGTCCGGGGTCATTCACAAACTCTTGATCCACGTACCTTTCCATGCCCTCAAACCCGATAATGAGTTCGTCTTTAACCCGTCCACGGGACCGGTAGCCAGTCACTCCGTAGTACCGACCATCGTAGAAGAACATATCGTTGAGGTGTTTGCGGTACTCCGTAACGTCACTAATACCAGCATCTCGCATGTCCTTGACTGAAAGGACCCCGATGGCAGTCTGAACAACGAGGCGACCGTCGGCCTGAGCCCTCTTGGTGTCCTCCGTCTCCTGTATCTGTAGTACCGGAAGAATCACTCCGGTTTGATACCGCAGTCCGCCGGTAGCCGACAGACCCTCGTCATACACATCGTCGTACAGGCTGTCAGTGGCTGCTGTGGCCCCGAAGGGCTGCAACTCGTACCATACTAGTGACTCACCCGTCTCTCGGTGGTACCTCCGGTAGGTATCCCAAATGTGGTCTGCCTCACGACGCACATTAGTCATTAGAGATACCTAACGCCTGAGACATACCCTTCAGGAGGATCACCGTCGATGAACACGTCGGTGCGGAGTTCATCCTGCTCCTCCTCAATGACGATCTGGCCGTCATCAATCGGGGAGTAGATGCGCTCAATCGGGCCGTAGTCACCCAACTCACGGGACTTCTGGATCGGAACCAGACGGTTGGTGGTGCGGGAGGTGCGACGCAGGTTGAAGACCTCAATGCGATCCAGACCAATGTTGAGGGCACGGGCCTTCTTCTCGTACTCTGCGGTCCAGTACGTCAGCAGTTGCTGGATCATACGGAAGCGCTGAGAGGCCGGGATGTGGACGGCCTCAGAGGTAGTAACGTCGATGTCCCTGCTGTACTCAGTCATAAGTCCCCAGAGGGACTCAATCATGGCGTCAATGCCGATAACGTCCCTGACTACCGCTGACAACTGCTCCCTGTCCATGTCCAGCGTGTGCATATGCTGATTCAGGGCCAGTTTGGCGTAGAAGGTCAGGTCTGCGGGTAGTAGCCACTCAAAGTGGTAGCCCTCTACCAGAAGTTTCGTACCCGACGCCTGAGCAGCGCCCAGACGTAGCAACCCGTTCCTATCATCAAGGGAATACTGGCTAGTAGTAAGTTCCGTCGTCGTACCACTAACATAAGTTGCTATCCACAGTTTCGTTGAATCAATGTTGGGGTGACCTAGGTCAAAGGTGCGCCCCGTGGCGTCAAAGTCCAACTGGAAGAACCGTGGGAAGTCCCGCAGGTAGTTCCTCGCTGTAGTTTCAACGTCAGTCAGCGCAGCCATAGCACCATTGTACTACTAACTGGCCGAGTCTGTTCCGGGTACGGAGTCCTGTCCGGGTTGGTTTATGGCTGGAAACTCATCGCTAATGCGAGCAGGCGTGATACGACGAACTGATGTTACGTGGACGTTAGAATAGGTATTGTCAGGCTTGGGAAGGTCAGCCATTCTCAAGGGCCTCCACCCGTGTAGCCAGTTCCTGAATAGCGTTAACTACCGGAGCAAGTATGGTCATGTAATCCAAGTACTTAGTACCGTCCTCCACAGTGTCCACAAGGGTCTCGGAGGACAGGGACTGTGCGTCACACAGAGCCTCAACGTCCTGTGCTACGAAGCCCCAAGAGTCCCCTAGATCAGCGTCCTTCCAAGAGAAGGACAATGGAGTAAGACCTTTAACAAACGCCAGACCGGGAGCAGTACCAAAGTTCATCTTCAGGTTCCGGTCAGACCAACCACTGTGCGACGAGGCGTAGGCTGTCCCGTGTACCCAGAGTTGGCTCCACTTGTAGGAACTGCTACCACTGTAATGGGTGTTGTTAACCATCGGGTTAACGTCACCAGTTTGTAGCCGTGTATAGATAAACTGACCTGTTCCAGAAGGACCACCGAAGCCGGGGGTGGTCTGGCCCCACGGGTCTGAGTAGAGGTAATGTGCTGGTTTGTTGTTACCCAGCGTGTTGTGTGTCATTGTCCTGATGCGAGGCCACTCATCATTGATCGTGATCGTGCCGTTGCTGTGGGACAGGCTTACCTCAGCGTCACTGGATACGTTTATCGCTACCGTATCGGACCCGCTGATGTTCTCGGTACTCCCAGCAACCGTGAGATTCCATTCTGTAGAACCCGTCAGGTCAACTCCACCACCAGCGTCATCGTAGACGGCTGAGATACCAGAGTGGGTGGCGTCAGTGGTGAACATCGCACCGACGATGTCCTGTACTTCTTCAGTAGTGGTGCCACCACCGCTAGCAGACCCAAGGTTGGTCCACGTTGTGGCGTCCGTCTTTACGTAGACTCTGGTCTGCCCCGTAGCCGGGGTCATGTTGGAGTCGATGCGGATCTCACCAATGGCACCAACGGCAGAGCCGGGTGTGGTCGTGACTACCGTGGGGTTGGCCTGTGGGAGGAGAAGTACACGCTTGTCAACGATGGCAGCAGCGTTTATGCCTGTGTCGCCGGAAGCGTAGTAGACAGTCGCCAGAAGCATGTCGGTGGTGCTGTCGAAGTCAGGGAACCGGGCGTTTGAAGCGCTCTCCCCGTTGTTGGCAGTGGTGCCCTGTAGGGCGTACACACTGAAAACTCCCCCTGATTTCTGTACATTAATCAGGACGAACTTAGCGTTCCCAGTAGCCGGGGCAGACATAGAAAGAACGGTGTCTGCTGTGATGCTAAAGTACTCACCGTTGAGGTAACCGCTCACCGCAGCAGCGGTTACGGTATTAGTAGCACTGTTTGTTACAGCACCACCACTCAACACTCCCGACTTCTGATAGCCAAGGGACTGGAAGTCGCCCTTGTCTGGTTCTGCCTGATCGGCGTCAGTTGTATCTGGCCGGTTAGGAATCGTAAAGGCCATGTCCTACCTCATGCGAGAGTGTCGTAGATGTTTCCGCTCCCACGCAGGTAGTTGTACAAGTCTGGCGAGAGGTCGTAGGACTCCCCATCGGTAAAGTCGTAGGACTGGCCCGAGAAGTACATGCGCCAAGTTCCCTTGATGCGGGCACGCTTCGTCTCAGCCTCTACGGTAACGGTTTCTGCAACCACCTCTGCTACCGGCTCCTCCTCAATAACTGGAGTTGCCTTCTTGGCAACTGGAGTTGCCTTCTTGGTGCGGGGGGGCTTCACCGAGAACTTGTCCATAGTTGTTTTCGGTGGTGTCTTTGATGTTGCTTCTTCTACTTCGATTTCATCAGCCATGTTGTGTTAAACCTTTCCGATGGGTGTGTGCATAGCGGGGGGGCGGGGCTCGTAGGCCCCAACCCCCCACAACACTATAGCAAATCGCAACTAAGCGATTGCACCACCAAGAGTGTTGATGATGACTCGGGACTCACTGGTGATTACACCAAAGCCCCAGATGGCATACCAAGCGAGGCCGTGCTCACGACCGAAGTCGATCACGCCACCATCGCGCAACTCAACCGGAAGAGCGATGGCCTGCCCGAAGGCGTTGTCACCGATCATAATGGCGTTGTAAGCGTTGGTGTTCTCCTGAATGCCAGAGGTGCCAGCGTCACTGTCCAACCCAGCGAGGGCTGAGAGCGCCGAACCTGCGGCAGTACCATCAAGGCCCTTAGAAACCTGAGTGGTTTCAATGAAGACCACGTCGTACAGGCGACCGATCTCACCAAGCATGAAGTTACCGGGGGCGGCATACTTCGTTACCTCAATGAACTCGGGCCAGTCACGTAGGGAGCGGCTCTGCGACGGGTGAACGAAGCAGACGTAGGTGTCGCCCAGTCGCGGAATGTTCTCCGCAGCGAGGGTCTCAACCGCATCCTTGATAGTCGTGGGGGATAGGTACCCCGGTGCAGCAGCCGTACCAATGGTACCACCATCGTATGGTGAAACCGTGGTGCGAGCACCAGAAGCCTTGGTCCGACCGAAGGTGATCGACGGAGCAACCGCTGACCCACCACCGAACGGAATACCGGCCTTGTACAGGGTGTTACGTGCTTCAATGTCCATCGACTGAGCCATGTGACGGCCAAGGAGACGGGACGACGACGCCATAACGTCATCGAATGAAGCGTTGAGCAGCAACTCAGTAACTGAAATAGCCTGACCACGCTCAGAAACAACAATCTGGATCTGGCTGGCCGAAAGGGCCGAAGGCTCCATACGAGTACCTTCCGTCAGTGTCGCACCAGTGTTCTGGTCGACTCCGAGGTTGGTGTAACGCATGAAGTTGACGGTGAGACCCGGCATAACGCCAAGTTCCGTCTTTTTAACAGCGAACTGCTCAAAGCGAAGTACAGGCATAGCCTGAAACAAGATTTCCTTGCTCCAGATAGTCTGAATCGCTGGGGTCAGCGCCGTATCTGACGAGTAGCCGGTTAGCGAAGACTGGTCAGCAGCCGTCGTAATCGAACCACCCGACGGTGCGGGTAGGGCCATGAGGTATTCCTCCGTTAGGGGACTATGGTTTTATGTTGTTAAAAGCGACCCTGTGAGGGTCGCGCCTTTAGGAGCCTGTCCCGCATTTGCATGTACTGTTCCATCGGCATATCACGGATGTCCTCCGCTGACAATGTCTGCTGCTCCGTCTGAGTTTCCATTGGCCCAACAGGGGGTGCCGTTACCGGCGACCCCCGCAGACCACTCGGTTGAGCGGTCTGCTGGATTGATTCAAGTATAGCACTACTGCGATCTCTTAGTACCGCAATAGAGTTTTCGATCTCTTCCTCGGTAGTACCGGAGGCAAGATCCCGAAGTTCAGGAATGATGTATTCCCCCTCTTCGGTCATGCGTCGCTGAAGGTAAACCTCCAACTCACGATAACGACGCTCCTTTTCAAGCATCGCATCCTGAGAGGCACGCTCTTCTTCGATCTTGGCAAGACGGCCTTCCCACTCCGTCTCCACGATCTTCAACTTCTCATCGAACTCGGTCTCACGCCTAATGATTAGATCCTTGGCGCTAAGTTCATCTTCCTCCCGCCTGCGTATGGCATCAGACTCTGCCTTAGCCAGCCGTGCGGCCTCTGACCTGTTCTCGTCGCTCTCGTGATTAAGAATGCCCAGTTGGTCTTCAAGTGTCTTGACTCGTCCATCGGAGTCCTCAAGCCTCTTGTACAACTTGTCTTTCTCCTGAGTACGAATACGCTCTACATCCTCTTCAGAGAATGTGCGAGCAGACGTTGACTCTTCGGTACCCACTGCAAAGGCAGTTTCGGTAACCTCAGTAGTATCAACAGGCTGCTGGGCGGGGGGCAACACTACTAGCCCGGCTAGGGCTTCAGGCGCAGTGGTATCCGTAGGTGTATCGGCCATAACTATTCTCCATATCTGATTTGGCGAGTAATAACTAGAGTAATGCTACTTATGTTTCTTCTTCTGAGGGAATACGGCGCTGGGCGAACCTCGCCCCGTATGCCCGCTGTATCAAGTTGTCTAACAACCCTGCGTCCGCACCGGGGGCAGCAACGCCGGGGAGTGGCCCACCGTCTTCCCCGTTGGACGATCCGCCGGGTGGTGCAGCCCCTTCGGGGGGTAGCATTCCAGTGGCGGCAAAAACGGCCTGCATGATCTGGGCGTTGAACATCTCCAACGTGCCAGAGTCCAT